ATTTTAGTGTGTGACCCTTATTACTACAATACGATTACAATTGAGTCAATAGCACACAATGCACCATCTTTTTTCATTCTAGTTAGCAGCCATAAGTCTATAAAATACTCTGGACTGTCAATGCATTATTTAAAAAATAAAATAAAATAATTTTGGTGGAAAGCATAAGCCTAAAACCACCATAACGAACCTAACAATTCTTAAAACCATGTCGCTCCATATAAATCTCATCACCAGTGTCAACATTACTTTTTTCTTTCCATGACATAATCTGTTTAGCCATTATATGGGTATGACTAGGAAAATCTAAAGCATGATTCACCAAATCTTTCATAATTCCAGCTACTTTAAAACTAATCTTAGTCATATTCATTGTTTTCTGATCAATTATCACCTTAAAATCGGGTTTCATTCTATCATATAAACCTTTTACCACTTCGTAAGCTTCAACATTTTTACCACAACAATAAGCAATACCTATAGCACGCACACAAGCTTGAATAGTAGAAGAAATGTTCTGCGCGGATACAAAGACCTTGGGAATTATATCTTTATTTTCCCTAAATGTATAAACACTCTCCTCTTCAAGAATAAAATAATTTTTTAAAAATTGTACCTGCAATTCTTTAGGTTGATCACCAACTAACTCAGTAAAAAACTTACGTGAGACAAAATCATCTTTAAATTGCATTCTATAAGCAAGTTTCACAAAAGCTTGAAATACCCTATCAGTTATACCCATTTTCTTTCGAACAGATTTTAACAATGCCAATATCAAATCATCTCCATAAGACAAAAACATAAGTAAACTTCCTATATCCAAATCATCATAACTTCCTCCATTACGAACATAGGAATCTATTAACAACCATTGTAACTTGGTCGCTTTATAATTATTTACCTCACTATTTCCATAAGCAGTCAAATAAGTTCCACTAGGCATTGTACCTAAAAAACACAACAAAGGAACACTTTTATCAGTAGATAAAGAAATTAAATTTCCAACAAACCATCTTTGAAAATACATAAATAAAGAATAAAGATAATTAAAATGACCCATTCCTTTTTTTAAAGCTGCATGCCAATTAATCTTCATAAACATTTTAATGGTTATATAAACTATATCCTGAGCACGTAAAGATTTATCCCATTCAACAACATCTGCAGGAAACCAATCGAATAAATCTTCTAATTCTTTTTTCCCCATTGTTTCCAC